TACCGCGATATACTTCTCCGTCGCCAAAGACATCTCCATCTCTAAAGATGGTGATTAGCTTTTTTGGAGCCTTCGTGCAGTAGATGTAACACTTGAACGGAGGCTTCAGTTTTGGCCGATTCTTGCGAATCTCCACAGTTTTTTCTCCGTTGAGAATCTTCACGCACCACTCAGGTCGGATACTCAGGAGGACAGCTTTGTGTTCAGTGCTCATTCTGCTCCTCCGTATCCTCAATTTTTCGCATTGCCATTACCTCCATTCCTTCTTTTCCCGTATGAGCAGAAACCGTCCGGCGGCATCCTGTACTCCTCATCATACCGAATCCGTCTGTAGCACCACCCCGCCTTGATGTTCTTTCCATCGGCGAGCAAAGATGTCTTTCCGTAGTTCTTGAAATGTTCACAGTCCTTGCAGCGTACGACGGGCTCTACGTCATAGTAGCCGTCATACTGTCCATCCCAGTGTGCCATCGGCCGCAGCGTTTCCGGGTCGATGAAAGGCGCACTCATCAGGTCATCGGCAAACCCGGAAACGAGGTTCGCAACGCTTTCCTTGACAACACCCTTGTTGTAGTCGAGATGGTTCCCGGAGGCCATCAAGGTTTTGGCCTCCTCCAGATTCTTCTTCGCCGCATCATTCCATCCGTTAACGATGGGCACTACATTAACTAACCGTATGTCGCTCATTTTTTATCTCCTTTCAGACAAGCCACTGGGCCATCATACTATCAAGCTCTGAGAAGCCGGTGCAGTGCAGTTCGGCTTTCTGTTCATCGGAGAGAGCGTTGAACAAATCCATCAAAACTGCATCGTACATCGCTGTATCGACATCGAGGCTGTTATGCAGGCAGTACGAGGTCCACAGGGCCATGAGTTGACTGCGACAGGTGGCATTGCAGAAATTTGTCGTGCTGTCCTTGACGTAATCGACGATGAACTGCCATTCAGACTGCTCAGTCATCCAGATCACCTCCAATCTTGTAGGTTTTGCCCCGGCTGTGGCCAGTCCCCTTGCGGTACTCCGCAATCCAGACCGTCTTGCCGCTTTTGTAGTGGCGGAAGTGGCCTCTTACGGTAAAGGAACAGGCCGGACTTGCATGGTGACCTCTGGGAACCACTGTAAGCTGTTTTCCGGCCGAGTGAATGATGTATGTGGTGCTGGCGGTGTGCGGCTTTGTAGGGCTTTTGCGTCCAGCAGGAGCCTTCAATGTGGTGGTGGCTGCGCCACGGATGCTGCCCGTTCCATACGTCATCAGCGCCATCAAGGAGCCGTACACGGTCAAAGCGCCCTGTTCGGTTTCGGCGGGGTTGCAGTCCGCAGGGAGCGTACTCACTTTCTTCTTCCACAAGCCGTTGCCCAGTGGAGCGAAGACAACGTGACCGAGCTCCCGGGTCGGACTGTCAAGGTAGAGCTTCAGCTTCTTGTCAGAGCGGAAGCACTTGATGGAGATGCCACTCTCGACAATCTGGATTTCCACTTCTCGCAGGGGAACCGGCATCGAACGAACCAGATCGTTGTGCTCATCCCGCCATGCAAGGAGCTTTTCGATGTCCGCCGCTGTGACCACGATCTTGTCCATCATCCAGAATCCCTCCCAACGAATGTGCCGGCATAAAGCCGCCCGCCGATCATGTAGTGGTAGTATTCATGCCCACGCTGGATGTCGGCCTGTCTGCCGGGCATGGGCCGCAGAACCAGCGGATGCCCAGCAATCTGCACCACATATTCTCCGGCTGGGATGAGTGCCGCCATCCACGGCTCCACCGGACTGGCCCGCGCCGGGCATCCATCCATACAGCAGGTGGCGGTTACCTGCTCCACGTTCATGGTGAACATGGAAAGCTGCTCATATCTGCTCATTTTGCCACCGCCTTTTTGATGGTGAACCGCCATCCCGGCCCATAGGCCATGCGGTACTCGGCAAGCATCTTCAGAGCTTCGGGCCGGGTGTCGAACTCGTCGATGTCCTCCCACGGCTGGCCGGGGTACTTCCCACGAATCTTAAACACTGAAACCGACCTCCTTCACGGCAACGCCGTTCTTGTCGCACCAGACTTCCTTGCTGCCGAGCTGGCGCTTGGTGTAGCCTTTGACAACGTGCATCTGGTAGTCTTCCTCGGCCTGCGGGTCATGCCAGTGCAGGCCGCGAGCTTTGTACAACGGCATCCAGTGTTCCTCATAGAAGTCGTACCCGGCACCGTCAATGCCGAAGAAGTAGCCGAACTCGTCAGACTGATAGACGCGGAAGCCGCAGTCAGACATGGCTCGAAGACCGCCATTTTCCTCAAGCCACCAATCATCAATGTTGTCGCCAAACGACCACATCGTTCCCCACATCGGAAGAACGTCGTCCCGTTCAACATCAAAGTCATCTTCCTCGGCGGAAACGAGCTTGCCATCATACAGCTCGATGCAGTACAGGTCGCTCTCCTCGTTATAGCTCTTGATGGTGCCGCAATGCTCAAGGCTGTCAACCTCATCGGGCAGATCATAAACGTATACGGTGTCACCGGCAGCAGGCTTGGTGATTTCGGTCCAGTCATCGGTGTTCATGCCCATCAGCTTCTCAATCATCCCCTGTGGGACGGCATTCATTTCGCGGACCCACGCTTCAGCAGCGTCACGGATGGTGCGATACTCAACGGTCATAGCAAATTCCTCCTTAATCTCCGATACTGAGGTAGTCGGAGTAAACGGTATCATCTTCCTTGCAGTAGTAGTAGCTGCGGTCGCCGTAAGATTCCCAGTCGAGAAAGATGAAGACAAGTTTCTTGCCGTTCCGTGCCGCCTCAACGGCAGTCGGGAAAGACTTGTACTTGTGTGCCTTCAAGAACTCGTTGAGTGCTTCCTTCGATGGAAGAATGGTTTTAGTAGCGTCGTTCTCCATGCGGATGCTTCCCCTTTCAGATGGACGCGCAGAAGTCGCCGAGCTTCTGCCACAGGTGGAACGTCTTCCGGCTCATCTGCACGGTATCGGGAACGCCCCGGCCGACCGTCCAGTTGTGAGCCATACGGAACAGCCGCCCTGCGGCCTCCCGCTCCGATTCGCTGAAGTCGGCCAGCCATGCCCTGCGGCGGCGACCGCTGCTCCAAGTGCAGCCGTAGCGAACCATGCAGATGAGGTCGTACGGGATGTTCGCCCGGACTTCCTCAGCGGTGAGCTTCATCATCTGCTTTGCCATATCACTCATCCTCCTTAATCCTGAAAAAAGCCATTGCGCTTGCCTTGATGCTGCTCGGCCATCCGTCCGGGTAGGGCCGCTGCGTACCATCCGTAAAGGGAACCATTGCGGTGGCCTCTACGGCCAACATCTCGCCATCGTACTGGTAGGGGCGGCAGCGGAACGTGCGGAGCTGGATGCTCTCGCATTCCATCGTACCGGCTCCCATACGCCGCAGATCATCCGCATTGCGTGCCGCGTTCGGGTCATACCCGGCGGCTTTCATGTGGTCCAGAACCGTCATATCAGGCAACCTCCTTTCTGACAACATTCAGGCAGATGTAGAACCGGCCATCGAGGTCTTCAACCTCCCAGAAGTAACCGCCGGTGTACTTGCCATCGGTCAGCGCCTTGTCCTGCCAGAAGCCTTCCTTGATGCACTCCGTGATGGTTTCCTGCCAGCCATCAAAGCGCTCATCCCCGGCCAGTGCCTTGAAGAAGCGGTTGACCGCGGTCTGCCACATCTTGCAGTCGGTGATGAGGTCGGCGCAAACCATGCCGTTCGGCTTGTTCACGATGGCAACCAGATCGATGTCCTGCCGGTGTTCGTCCTGCTCGAAAGCCTCGAAGCTGCTGTATTCTTTCACCTTCAGCATTTCTAAATCCTCCGTGTTTTGGTAAGTTGTTTTCTGTATCTTCATTCTAACTTACCGGTTTGGTAAGTCAAACTTATACTGAAGATTTCACAAAAAAAATTTACCGTATACCGAAGGAACTTTAGCCAGCAGTTATGCTCTGCTCCCGAACCTCTCTAAGAACTGCTGGGCAGCATGGGCGCTTACCGGGGTGATGGTATGATGCTGGCATCCAGAAAGCTGGTAGAGGACGGTGAAGTAGTTCCCGGCGGCATCCTCGAACAGCTCCACATAGAAGTCCTCAAACATCGCAGTCTTGTTCGTACAGATTGACTCCGCCTTCCGCGTATCATACCGAACTCCGTCTACTGTCTGAGCCACCGCAGGGCTGCTGCTGTTGTTCAGTACCGGGAGGCCGGCCCCGGAGGCATCGCTCATGCCGATCTCATACCCGGCAAAATGCAGAGCTTCCGACAGCTCATCAAAGGTAAGCGAATTGTTCTTCAGCCTTCCGCTGAGATTCTGAGGACTCCAGCCCATGTGTTCGGCCAGCTCTTTCTGGGTCTTTCCAGCCCCTGCAAGAGCGGCGCGTACCATTTCAGATGCCCGCATACCATCAACCCGCCTTTCCAGCCAGAACCCGGTTCAGCAGGTTGTCGTACATGGTCTGAAGCATCTCACACTTGGCCTTTGCTGCTGCCAGTTCCGCTGCCATGTTTGGGTCGGCCTCCGTGGAAGCAACCTTGACCTCCCGGATGGTGGGCACTTCCTTCACGACCTCAACGATCTTTTCTTTGGGCTTGCCGACTTCCAGCTCCAGCGAGATCAGCATTGCAATCTCCACGTTGGTCATCTCGACCTGGGTCAAGTGTCCCTTATAGCCCATCAGCCGGTCGGTCGATACGGTCGTGATCTGCTCGCAGAGGACAATGCTCTTGCGCTCCGCGCTGTAGATGGTGACGTGGGTCTGCAGGTCTTTCTTCGGCTGAGTGGTCAGGTACACGACCTCGACGGTTTCAGCATTTTCGTTGTTCTTCTGGTTGGAAACGATGACTGCCGGACGGCCGGATGCCTGCTCGCTCCCGGTGTAGGTGTCCCTGCTCACATACCAGATGTCGCCACGCTTGATTTCCATATTCTTACTCCTTTCCCTCGTCTGAGGACTTCTTGGCCTGACGCTTCAGCTCGGAAGCATCAATGGTGATGCAGGTGGTGTTGGCGACGATGTTATCGGCAATCCCCTTTCCGTGCTCATCCAGCAGGGACTCCGGCGAGGTTGCGGTGAGCCGCAGGGCAGCAACCATGAACGGGAAGTCCATCAGATCGTAACCGCTTGCAACACCCATCAGCTCCTTGGTCATCGCAGTGACGCACTCAGCAGAGATGTTGCGGGCATCATCCGGCCTATTTTCAAGCACTGCCAACGTCATCCGCAGCGCATAGGGCATCATTTTCTCAGTCATTGTTTTTATCCTCCTTATACTCGCTGACGGCCTCCGAGATGGCATAATCACGGTGGTACGTCCAGCTATCGTCATTGTCGATATACTTCCGCATCAAGACCGCCGCACGCGGGGCAAGCGCATTGAGCGTCGTACGGTCAAGCTCATAGGCTTCCATAAGCTCCCAATCGGTGAATTGTGAGATATATTCCCGCACGTCCTCCTCATAGCTCCGAAGCTCATATTCGGAGTAGGAGCGGACCGGCTCACAGCCATCCAGCGGTTTCGGGCAGTAATCGGTGCAGCCATCGTCGTGGACGCCCGGCTTCCTCCCGGTCAGGAACGGAGCCATGCAGATGCCCTGCGGGTTAAACACGCAGGTTTCGGAGTCGCATTCCGTGCAGAGCTTCTGGCAGTGCAGCAGGCTCGTGATGCTTGCCGCGTTAGAGGCATCCTCGTTGTAAAGCAAGTAGGCAATGCCCTTGCTATGCCGTTCATCAAACCAGCGCCAGATGTCAACGCGGCTGGTTCCTGCCGGGAAATCCAGAAACGGGGCCTCCATCGTTTCGGTGGAGGGGTCCATAGGGACATCCCCGAACCGCTTCCACAATTCTTCAAGCAGCGCATCACGCTCTCTCAGTGTTCTCATTACCAACGCCTCCCCAGAAAGAGCCTCGCCAAGCCCACAACTGCCATCGCCCCGACGATTGCCCAAAAGGCAGCGCAGAGGATGTCCGTGGCCGTTTCGAGCCACTGATCTACCACGATCAACCATGCCATCATCATTCTGCACCCCTTTCAGCCGTACACTACTTCGCCGAACAGGGCGTACTGGATGATTGCGTCGGCGCATTCTGCGTCGATTTCTCCGCAGTCCACCTTGCCATTGCCGCTCACGGCTCCGTAGCGGTCTCCGCCGTTCTCCAGCCAGAGCAGGAATCCCTGCGTGAACTTTTCGATGTCCAGCTCGTACCACTCGGTGTCATGC